ATGGCGATATAGGAGATCAATTAGATGAAATCTATAAAGACATGGATGCCTGGAAAACAAGAATTGCAAAAGTAAAAGCAGACAACCCAAAGGTATAAGTAAATGAGTTCTATAATTCGTGTTAATGATATTCAAGATGCAGGTGGGAATAGTATTATTTCTAGTAATGGAAGTGGTACTTTTTCTAATAATTTAGGTGTTGCTAATACTCCTGCGTTTAGTGTTAAAAGACATAATGCAACGCAATCAATATCAAGTGCTACAAATACTAAAGTTCAATTTAACACAGAAGTTTATGATACTGACAATGCTTATGATAGTTCAACTAATTACCGATTTACTGTACCTAGTAATAAAGCAGGTAAATATTATTTTAATGCAAAAGTAAGTGCAAGTGGAGGAAACGCAAACCTCAACAGAGCATCAATTATGTTTTATAAAAATGGATCAAATTTTACAAAAATATTTAATGGCTTTGAAACTAATCCAATTAGAATATTTGCTCCTGAAATAAGTGTAGTAATGGATTTAGCGGTTTCAGATTATGTTGAAGTTTTTGCATACTATGAAACAGCAAATGGTAATAGTTTAAACATAGATGATGGAGCAGAAGGTCTTGTACAATTTTATGGATATAAATTAATTTAGGAGAATAGAATGGCATTAACAACAGTACGAAGCACAGGGATTGGAAGTTTACCTGCAATAAGCGGAGCAAATTTAACTTCCCTCAATGCAAGTAATATATCTAGTGGAACATTATCAACAAGCAGATATGTGCAAGGTGGAATTACTATGGCTCAACAATGGAGATTAACAACATCGTTTACAGGATCTGCTCAGCCAATTACTTCAAATTTAGAAGCTGATGATACTTATAGTCCAGGAACTTTAGGAAGTGGTATGTCGGTTTCATCAGGCGTATTTACTTTTCCTTCTACTGGAATTTACTTTATTGAAGCACAAGGAGAGTTTTACCTTAGTGGTGATTCAAGATACAATCAATTAATAATAGAAGTTACCACTGATAACGGTACTTATAATGAAGCTGCAAAATCAACAGGTGGAATAGCACAAGCTGAAAGTTCATCGACTCATACAAATTCATCATCTTTTTACATTTTTGATGTTACAAATGTTTCAACGCACAAAGTTAGATTTACTTCATCTACTTCTTCTGGAAGTGTCTCAGTTTATGGAGATACAAATAGAAACTTTACTTGCATGACATTTATTCGTTTAGGAGATACATAAAATGAGAAAAGACGGCAGACCAGATAATATAGAAGATGCTTTAATAACAATAAACACAGGTCAATGGTTTACATGGACAGATAGTTCAAATAAAATTTATGCTAATTTGCGTCTTACTGAAAAAGTAGGTATTGACGGAAATATTGTTGATAATTTAGTAACAGAACTTCCTAGTGAAGAAGAAGTAAACGCAAAACTTTTAGAATTACAAACAGCTTGGGATAGTGCAAATGCTTAATCCTAAATGTGAAGATTGCGGTGGAACAGAAGAAATGTGTACTTGTGGAAGATGAAGGTTTCAGAAAATACATCAATCTCAATGCCGATGAGAAATCTTATCAGCATTCTAATAGCAACAGCAATTGGAGTTTATGCTTACTTTGGCATCATAGAACGATTAAATAACATAGAAACTAGAGCAACTTTATTTGAAGCCGATCTACTTAAAGCTGCCGATCAAAAGCCAATAGATAACGAACAATATATGTTGCTAGAGTTTACTGCCAAGCAACTTGAAACAATACAAAAAGAGATGGAGTCTATGATGAATAATAGAGTCAACATAGATTTCTTAAAAGACCAGGTTTCTAAACTGCAAATAGATGTTGAAGAACTAAAAGATAAGGTCAGACAAAATGGTGGTTGAAACAGTATTTGCAATGATGATGATTGTAAACGGATCTATGGATGGTTTTATGAAAACAGAAGGTTTATCTCATTGTCTTAAAATAAAAAGAGAGAGTGAGAGAAATTTGGCTGACAATAGAACGAATGTCATTCGTTATGAATGTGGTTTAGTTAAGGCAGAATTAAGACCTGATAGTGAAGGTGAGTTAAAAATCTATCGTATTATAGAAAGAAAATAGTGGAGTATTTATATGGCTAAAACAACAGCGCAATCAAACAAGGAACTTATTAATAAACTTGATAAGGAAATTGCTTTAATAAAAAAAGATATAACAGTAATAAAAGAAAATCATTTATTTCATATCGAAAAATCTATTAAAACTATAAATTACATTATTTGGACAGTTGGATTTGCTGTATTTACAAATCTTATTTTACTACTAAGAAGCACACTTACTTGAATAAAAAACATCAGAAGGGGACTTCTTCTGAGTTGGCTAGCGCAAAATATCTTACAGACAAAGGTTATTATGTTTTCTTTCGTCTGAGTGTAACCTCTCCTATTGATTTGGTTGCTGTGCATCCAAAGACAAAAGAGGTTTTACTTATAGACGTTAAGACTGTTTCCTTGCGATTATCCGGCAAACATAAAGGGAAAAGAATTAACAGAAATGCTACGTCTGAACAAAAAAAACTAGGTGTAAAAATATTATATTATTATGGAAAAAACAAATTTGAGCTTCATTGATGAATTAAAAGAACGCATAATTATTCACGAAGGAAAAATAAATAAATGTTATGCAGACTCGTTAGGTAAGTTAACCTTTGGCATCGGTCATTTAGTAACTGAAAACGATAATATAGATCCTAACAAAGAATATGACGATGAATTTATCATGCAACTCTTTGAGGTAGATTTTAAAACTGCCTTAGAAGGTGCAACTAGACTTTGCAAAGATATGAATTTACCAGATGAAAAATTTGGTGTGTTCGTAGAGATGTGTTTCCAATTGGGTGTAAACGGAGTCTCAAAATTTAAAAATGCTTTGTCTCATGCGAAAGATCATGCGTGGGATAAATGTGCCGACGAGCTACTGGAAAGCCGATGGCATCAACAAACTCCCAATCGTGCAAAAGCACTAGCGGATGTTATGAGAGGAAAATAATATGTGGAACAATATAAAAGAAACATGGTCAGGACTAAAAAGATCGGTTCAATTATTCTTAATAGGAGTTGGAGTGATTATTGTTGTAATGATTATTAGCAACATATTTTAATATGTGGCATTTACTGGCAAAGCCATTATTAGGTGTGGTTGCAGATGGTGTAAAAAGTTTTGCTGAAACTAAAAAAGCAAAAGCAGAACAAAAAGTAGTTGAGATCAAAGCTAAAACTGAGCTTATGCAACAGCAAATTAAGGGAGAGGCTGATTGGGATCTAGAAGCTATTAAAAATACACAAGGTAGTTGGAAGGATGAGTATCTTACAATATTATTCTCTATTCCGCTTTTACTATGCTTCCTACCTTTTACTGTTGAATATGTTGAAAGAGGATTTGAAGCCTTATCACAAACTCCAGATTGGTATAAATATACTTTAGGTGTAATAGTTTCTGCATCCTTTGGCATAAAAGGAGCATCAAAATTTTTTGGTAAAAAATGAAAAAAGAACACAAAGATCCTCGCGGTGGTTTAACTGCCGCCGGGAGAAGATATTTTAAAAGAAAGGAAGGTCTGAACTTAAAGCCTCCGGTTAAGTCTGGAGATAATCCAAGGCGCGCAAGTTTCCTAGCTAGGATGGGAGCTAGTAAAGGAAGTGATTATGTTATTAAGGATGGTAAAAAAGTCCCGTCGCGAAAGTTACTGAGCCTTAGACGTTGGGGTGCGAGTTCATCAGCAGATGCTAGAAAAAAAGCGAAGGCTATCTCCAAGCGAAATAAAGCGAGAAAAAAGAAAGGATAAATACTTTGATTTATTTCCTGAAAAAAAACCTGTAGTTTTAAAGCCACATGAAGCCATGATGGAGTTAAAAAGAAAAAACAGAATGTGCCAAAAATGTGATCCTATTAATCTTATTTTAGGTATAGGAGATAGATGGATGTGTTGGGATTGCAAACATAATACTTTAAAAGGTAAACATGACTAAAAAAAGAAAAACCAAATCAAGAGTTAACGAAGCAGGTAATTATACAAAACCCACCATGCGTAAAAGATTATTTAATAAAATAAAAGCAGGATCAAAGGGTGGCAAGCCGGGACAATGGTCTGGACGTAAGGCGCAAATGCTTGCAAGGGAATATAAAAAAGCAGGAGGAGGATATACAAACTAATGCCTAAAGGAAAAAATAAAAAATATAGTAAAAAACAAATGAAGATCGCTAGGATATCTCATCCAAGAGATAAGATAACTGCCGCAGATTTTAAGAAACTAAAGAAAAAAAATGGCACTAAAAAAAAGTCAAAGAAGTCTTAAGAATTGGACGAAACAAAAGTGGCGAACTAAATCTGGTAAAAAAAGCAGTGAAACAGGAGAACGTTACCTTCCTGAGAAAGCTATTAAATCACTTAGTGCATCTGAATATGCGGCTACAACTAGAGCCAAAAGAAGAGACAAGAAAAAAGGAAAACAGCATTCTAGACAACCAAAACGTATCGCTAAAAAAACAAAAAGATACAGATAGAGTTTGGCAGGAAGAGTCTTGCTAAAGTACATAAATTAGAAAGGATATATTATGCCAATGGGAATGGGAACTTACGGATCTAAAAAAGGTAGACCGGCTAAGAAGAAAAAAGATAAAAAAAAGAAATCAAAAAAATCCAAAAAATCTAAACGATCTAATATGGGTTACTAATGTTTAAAATTATAGCCGTCGTGTGTTTTCTTAACATTCAGGCTGATACTAACCTCTGTTTTTACAATGCAGAAATAGGCAAAGAATTGAACAGCCTAGAAAACTGCAACAGGCTCATAGACCAGATAGTAGCCAGAGTAGATCAGCCTTTTAAGGATAAAAACGTGGCGGCTATGTTTTCATGCGAAGTTACACCTACCACCGAATCATCTATTTAATTTGTTAGACTTTCTTTTTCTTTTAAATAACCATGTTTGAGCTTCATCTATATTTTTAAATATTTTTTTAGCTTCTTTATTTGCATATTTATTGTCAGTTGCTAACCATTCTTCAGCAATGCTAGAATACTCTACAAGAGCAAGGCTTATAGTTTTATATATTCTATTTGGTATTTTATTACTTTTTTTTCTCATATTTACCTCATTATATGTATGTAAGTTTTGGCTCTAAAATTACCAAAAACTCATGTAATTATATAAAATTATCAAAAATGAGTGCAAATCATGTATATAGACTCTCCCAAGAAGGAGAGTTGGCAGAGTGGTTGAATGCAGTAGTCTTGAAAACTACCGATGGTTTACGCCATCCCCGAGTTCGAATCTCGGACTCTCCGCCATCATTTTTTTCTTATATATAATTCCTTGATTTCATTACTGGACATTTTCCAGTCTTTATCCTTCCAAAATTTGAACTTTTCCCCGGTGTTGCTGTATTTTCTTATATATCTTCTAGCTTCTATTATTTGTCTTTGTAATTTTTTATTAGTATTTCCATTATAATTTTGGTGTGCATCTTCAAGATATACTGAATAATGGGTGCAAGCATCTAATAGTGTTAAAGCGACTTCTTTTGGTATTTTCATAATTTTTTCCTTATTTAGAAGCCACTTCATTGTGACTTCATACTAATTACGTGTAAATTTAGTCTTCTGGAAAAACTTAATTTACACTGTGTCTACGTGGTTTAGACGTGATTTGTTAACCAAATGCGGAAAAAAAGATTAAAAAAATACAAAATATCTACACGACATCTACACGACAGCCTAATTTTTGGCTGTTTTCCTACCTAAAATACGGTTGAAAGCACCGATTTATCCCCCAGAAAACCAAGAAAAAATCCGCAGAAATCCTAAGTTTTAATAGTTGTTTAATGTAAGTATAATCATAGTTTAAGTCTTTTCTGCATGACAATTACACGACATTTCGCTAATGTTTACTCATGAATAAGGAGAAAATTATGAAAAAAAGAGTTACCTACAGAAACCTAACAGACCTAGCAAAGTCTTATGGTTTAAGTTTTTGTCAATCTGCTCCTATGACTGGAGCAGGTAGAACATATTATAATTACTTTGTAGAAATGGATCATAAATTAAACAAATGGATTAAAAAGAACTACAAGGTAAAAGTTGATAAATCTAAGCATTCTATTTGGAATTACATTTTAGATTACAATGTAGTTGATGTTAATTTTGATGGTCGAGAAAAGTATCAGCCTCACGAGGATAGATGCTTACGTTATACAAATAGATCCCAAAAATACAAAGATAGATATCCTAATCTAAAAGCTATGAATGATATTGATTTATCTAATGAATATATCAGTAGAATTACAGATCTTAGTTGGCAAGAATGGAATGATAGGTTTGCGGCTTTAACTTTTATGAACTCAACCGATAATCCAGAAGATCCAGAAAATCCAATTGTCAAAGCTATTGATTTTTACAAGTATAATGAAGGAGAAAAATAATGAATACTTTTAAAACAAAATTACACGGTAAGCCTGTTTTTTGTACTCAAATAATTACAGGAGAAACTTACTCCGATGGTCGTAAAAAGAAAAAAAGTTTTTATGCGCCAAGAAGAGCTGACTCGGTGGCTAAAGCTACTGAGTATCAGCTTCATTCTAATAATCATTTACCAACTAAAAAAGCTGAATCAGGTGAGACTTTAGGTTCTACTTATTTAGACTTACTTGATGAGTGGGAGGGTAAGGTTAATTTACGCGAACGTAATCCTAAAAAGAAAAAGACAATTACTGAGGATACAAAAAATAGATATGAAGAATACGCTAGTGCTTTATTTAAGATTATTTCTAAGGATATTTCTTTATCTAATATTAATAAAAAGTTTGTTAAGGATCTAATACAAAATCTAAACAAATATAAAAGTGAATCTCAGGCTTACAGGATTTATTCTGTATTTAATATGATTATGCTTTATGCAGAAAAATTAGATTATATTGATATATCTCCAACGCATTCTTTTAAAGATGACAGACCTACATACGATAGTGAAGGAGAGAGAACTATTAATGATAAGGAAATGGAATCTTTATATAAACAGATACTTTGGTCTTATATGCAGTATAATAGCCAATCAGCTTTAATATTACTTATAGAAGCTAATACGGGAGCTAGATGGGGAGAAGTTGCGGCACTTCATCATGCGGATATAGATTTTAAAAACAATTTTATTCATGTTAAAAAATCTAAATCACCTAAAACCGGTAAAATTGGTCTAACTAAATCAGCTAATTTACGATCAGATAAAAAGGATAAGGGTGAGAGATATCTACCTATACATCCTAAATTTGCTGAGATACTAAAAGATTATATTAGTAACTGCCAAGTGGCAGATGGATATTTGTTTGACTGTAGTTATACAGTAACCCAAGATACCTTGATTGCCGCTAGTAAAAGAGCCGGTGGTAATGTTAGAGATACTAAAACTTTTAGAAGATGGATTTCCAGTAAAGTAGAAAATGATTTGGTTGGCAAGGAAGCTAAAGATGTTGAATTGTTGCTAGGTCACAAAAATTCTAAAACAAAAGACAAGTATATTACCTATAATTTCAAAAACGCGGATAAAATAGCTAAACTTGTACACAGTACGTTGAATTAGATCGGCGGGTGGAATCATACCACCCCCCGGACATTTTTGCAAAATTAGGCTATCTGTGAGGCTATTTTTTCTAAATACATCGGTGTTTGCTGTGTAATTTGCATAAATATCGTATTAATACCTTATCTTTTATCTTTTTAAAGTTTCCTAGTGTTGGAGTTAGTTTTCTAACTCTAAATTGTTTCATATCCTGACTGTATAATATTAAGATAGCATCTACCCCGGACATTCTAGATAGTTTCATGACTGCTGTGCAGTTCTTATAAGTTTGACCCTTATCAAATGCGTGTTCTATTAAAAGTAATGGTCTATAACATTTGCTACAGACCTCCATCAAATCTACATCCACAGCCGCCAGACCATCTATTCTTCGATGCCATTCGTTAAACGGAGATCCTTTTTGAAAATAACTATATCTTGGATTCACTTTTTGTAATGCTTTTAGGTAAGTCTATTTGCTTCTCTAATTTTATTATTTGTTGACGTAATTTAAAATTAGTTTCATAAGATTTATCTAATCTTTCAATAGCAAAATCTCTCTCGGTTTTTACCTTTGCTATTACCTTTTCAAGATCTGTTTTCAATACCATCTTATTGCTGATGTAATTTACCTTTTGCTGTTGGCTCTATACTCCTATGTGCGTGTTTTGTTTTAGTTAGGTAACCACGTTTTTCTAATCCATCTATAAATAAATGAACACTGCGTAAATTTTTTATTTCTAATCCTTCTTGGACTTCTCTAAGAGAAGGTGAGTAACCTTTGCTACTCCAAAAATTATTTACAAATTTTAACACCTCAGATTGTTTAGGAGTCATTTTTTTTAACCTCCTTTTTAATTATATCTGCTCTTGGATGTGGCAAAGGATATGTACTCCATTTATATTTTGTTTTAAGAATATGAGCTATTTTATCTGTGTTAATATTTTCTATTTTTTTAACGTCAGTTTTCTCCATATACCCTCCTTCATCTTTATAGCAAAAGCCAATCCAATATATGCAATGCCATCCATGTAATTATCTTTGA